ATAAGCTCCCGCACGTTGCTCAGACCGTAGTGCGTGGCCGGCAGAACCTTGAGCAGCTCAACACGCAGCGTGTCCAGCTGCCGCGTCAGCGGGTGAGACTTGTTGGTCAGAACACCGTCAGCGACAGCGTGAAACGCCTCGTGTAACGCCAGTTCCGGCGATATGGGCGATGTCTCGTTGAAAAGTATCTGCCCCCCGTACTGCTCGGTAAGATCCGCCGCAGTATCGTGACCTTCGCGGCGCATGGCTGCCAGCTGCTCCGCGTTGCGAGGGTGCACATAGACCCCAGCGAGGACCTCGATGCCGAGCGTCGGCGTCTCAGGCGACAACTCTGCACGGATGCTGGCCATGACCTCGGCCGAGACAACCTGCGACCGCACGTCGCCGATACGGGCGAGTAGCTTCTGGGCCACTTTGCGGTGTGTCGGATCACTGGCGGTGCGCGCCAGAACACTGAGGGCTCCACGAACATCACCTGCACGCAGCAGGGCGCCAACGCGCGGGTGCGCATCGCCGGGCCACTGCATAACGCCTGCCATTGAGAAGCTTGACAGGTCATAGTCCCCCAGGTTCTCGGTGCCAAATCCGAGATCAGCCGCAGTATCGGTATCGGCAACGCTATCACGAGCCTCGACGAACATACTGGTTGGCGCAGACGCCCCTCTGGACCGTTGGTCACGTCGATCTTGGTACGCCAGCATATTTTCACGACGCGCGGCGGCGTCCATCGAGTTCCACTGCTCTGGTGTAAAGCCAAGACCCGCACGCGCCTCTTCTTGGAGTGCGCGTTGATCGGCTTCGACCTTGGCGTTTCGGACCTTCAACTCTGCGTCGGTCATCTCGTCAACAGTGATGCCGGCGCCCGCACGTTTGCCTTTTGTACTGTCCGCTTTACGCCCGTCATAGGTCAGATTCGCGTAGCCTGCTTTTCCCGCGGTGGCGCGGCCGTCCCGCAGAGAGATAAATAGGGCGCCGGCCTCGGGAGACAGATTCTCAAAAATCCACTGCTCAGCAGCCTGTCCAGTTTTCCAACCCTGCCCAATTTCCAGTGCCACTTCTGCCCGCGCCGCGGGGCTCGGATCGACACCGTCCTGATCAAGGATGCCCCCCCGTGTTTTTACGTCAGGGCCGCGGTTCTTTTTTGGTTTTTTGGCGTTCGCCGCATCACTGGCGATCATGTTGAAGGCATACCCCGGGTCAGGCACGCGCCCGAAGTAACGCAAGGCTGCCTGCGCAGGCGACAGGCCGTTGCCAACAGCTAGGGTTCTAAGCAAGGCGTCGATTTTACGAAGGTCTGCGGCGGGCAAGGCTGTGGTTTCACGATCCCCCGGAGGAGCTGTGCTTTCGGCGAACTTAAGATCAACATCGTTTTTGGCATCAAACCAATCCGCTATGCTTTGCTTTGCCACGGCTTGCTGCTGCAGCTCTATAATCTGGTTGACCACGCGGTTCATGGCAGGATCGGAAGCGTTTGCAGTCGCCTCGGCCTCTATGCGCGATAGAAGCGCGTCACGCTTCTGCTTTGTGTCGCCCTTGAGCTTGGTTTTTGCCAACTCGGCGACGAACAGTTCCGGTGTGGTGATGTCGCCCGCGCGAGCGCGTTTCTGCACCGTAACCTTTGGGTCGATCCCAAGCCTGTCAAGCGCGGCCACCATCTCTTCTCGCGTCTTTGGTGTCACGGACACCGTCGACGGCGCGGAGCGAACAGGGGGTTCGGTCAGGACGGGGCGGGGAATAACCTGCCCTGCGGCACCGGTTTCTACGCCGGGAGCTGCACCGGACATCGGGTTGTAAACTGCGCGCGTAGTGGGCGCAGTCGTTGGTGTCATATCTGGCGCAGCGGGGTCTACCTCTGTCAGACGAATTTGCTCGGATGGGTTTAGATATATCCGCACGCTGTGGGGAGTACGTTTTGTCTTTAGCCCGCCGGTGTGGTCGAGGGCGTTAAACCCCTGCGCGCGAAAAGCATCATGCAAATCGTGAAAGACCTCTTGGACCTCATAGCGCGGAAGGTTGTAGCTCGGGGATAACTCACGCACGTTGTCGAAAAACTCTCGGACGTTGGCGGGATTTTCCGCAAGGGCGTCGTTAAGTAGGCCCCCTATAGAACTGCTCTCATCGGCTTCCACCTCAGCCACGAGCCACGCGGGGACCGCTTGCTCCATGTCGAATGCTGTCACGGGCCCAACTTCATCAACGCGGTAGACCACACCGGCTCCGCTTTTTCGTTGGTACCCCGCAGCTGCAGCCACCGCATCAGAGGTGTAAAAGGCGTTGCCGTATATGTTTTTGTCCCCGGGGCTGACGTAGTCAGGGCTTATCTGTGTGATTTCTGACCGGGCACCGTGGAACCGCATGCCCTTGTTCCGTGTGTCTGGAAACTCTGGTCTGTCAGGATCAGCCACAGGCGTCTCGGCCACGGGCTCAGGCGTGACGGCCTCGGCTTCGGTGAGGTTTAGTGCACCGGGTTGTGGTCCCTCTGCCAAGCTAGGCTTAGGTGCGCCCAGAACAGGTGCTCCCATTGGTCGTCCGTCAGGTGCTTTAACTCCGGCGGCGTCAGGCTCCCCGGTGACAGGTCCAGAGCCAAGCCCGTCGATACCACCCGGAGCCCCATCTCCACTTCCAATGTTGTCAGACTCGACAGGTCCGCTTGGCGCTTGCGTGGCATCTTGTGTCTCCTGTGGTGCGGGGCCTTTGGCAGCCGTGGGCTTTGGCGCGGGACCCCGCTGCATTTTTGCAGATACCAGATTAACAGATGACATATCGTCAATAATGCCAAACACATCTTCCAGTGTCGCGTCCGGTTGTCCCTGCGGGCGTCGACCAAGGCGATATGCGGTTGCTGCGGCAGCTTTTGAAGAGACTTGGCCTCCCATTTTTGGGAAATCCTGCAGCGCTCTCGCCTGCAAGCGTTGACCGACGCCTTGCCCCCGGAACTGCTCTGGCACTTCCAGCTCAAGTACCGACGCTTCGCCGTTGGGGCGTGACACAAGCTCTAGCGTACCCTGAGTGGACGGGTCAGTGTAGCGGACGCGCTCAGAACCCTCACCGAAGACTTCAGATGCGTTTTCGCGTAAAACTTGCAGGTCTGGCACACTGCCCGCAGTCTTCGGCGCAGTCTTCGGCGCAGCCGTGGGCGCAGTCTTCGGCGCAGCCGTGGGCGCAGTCTTCGGCGCAGCCGTGGGCGCAGCCGCCGTCAACGGGGCAAACAAATCACCTTGCGCATCTCCGGTAACAAACCCGGGCGCCGTGCGCGGCTGGGGGGTGGGCAAGTTCAGTGAAAGTTGCTCCGCCCGGCTTGTATCCGAAGGCGCGCCGCGGCGAACAACCGACGGTTGAGCAAACAAATCACCCTGCTCCGCAGGATCGCTGGAGAAGTCGAACGCGAGTTGATCGTCAAGGCTCGTGGCGGCGGGGGCATCTGGATCGACACCGCCAAACAGCTCGCCTTGAACCTGACCGGGGCGTAGCGTTACCGGCGGCGTCTGTGTAGGCAGATCGTCAAACAGTTCGCCTTGCGCGGGCCCCGGCGGAGCAGGGGGTGCAACTCTCGGTCCGCCACCCAGCAACGCAGTGGTGCCGCGAACGCCGCCGCCCATAACACCGGCAAGAATGCCCGCGTCGATGTATTCACTGATCGCGGCGTCACTGTCCAGCGACAGGCCTGCCTGTTTACGTTCCAACATCTGTTGGGCGATCTCTGATGGGATTTCGGTAGCGGCGCCTTCGCCTACGCCGATAGCGGTGCGCGTCAGCCACTTTTGACCCGGCTTCAAGAAGCCTCCAAGAAGCAGCTTGTCGCCGACAGAGTTCAGGGCAGACTGACCAAGGGCCGCCACAACAGCTGACTGAACGTCAACCTCGCCGAGGTTGCCCGCGGCCACTTCGCCTTCTTGGCGTTGTATGTTGCCACCGAAGAACGTCGGAAATGCGGTTACCGCACCGGCACCAAGGCCAATCGCGGTGCCGGTGAACGGGTTGCCTGTGGCCAGTGTGCCACCGACCGTGCCGGCAGCAGTTGCGGCAAGGGGTGCAAGCATTTCAGGAATGCTTTGGCCGATACCTTCGCCCACATAGGTGAGTGCGCTTCCGATACCTGTCACATCTTCGCGACGCGTCTGTGCCGGCTGCCGCATAGATTCTAGGAAGCTTTCGTAATCGCCTTCTTGGCGCATGCCTTGGCCAAGAGCGGCAATACCTTCGTACCCAAGCCCTTTGCCGAGGTATTCAGTTGCCGATCCGAGACGGGAATACAGGCCCGGCCCAGCGATATCCAAGCCGCGCCCAAGCGCGGTGCCGTCGGCCACAGCCGGCTCTTGCCCAAACATCTCCGTGTATTGCTGCGAAAACTGACCTTCCTGTTCGGCCACATACTGCCGAATGCGCTCTTGCTCCGTGGGCGTGGGAATATCGCCAGAAATCCGGACGCTATAATCTTTTCCGCTAATCCGTCCGGGGACTTGGATAACACCCATGGTAGACCTCCTAGATTGGCCCGCACTATACGCCAGACTTCCCTAGCGGGCTAGTCGCTTAAATTAGGGACTGCCGTCGGCGCGGCACCTGTGGGGAAACCACCGAAGGCGGCCGTGTAGAAGTTGATGTAGTTGTTGTACTCCTCCACTTCTTGCCCCAGCCTTAAACGCTCAGCGGACGTAATGTTGGGATTCGCGAGTGCCTCCTGTGCCTGCTGCCTGCCGTCCAGAGCTGCGGTAATCACGCCAATGGGGGGCGTTTTATACCCAGTCCCTCCACCGCCGCCGCCGCCGCCGCCGCCGCCGCCGCCGCCGCGTCGCCTCTGCTCTCGACTCATGCGGACCTGTTCGAGCTGGCCCAAAAGTGCCAGACGGTCAGCTTCGGACGTGGTCTGGCCCTCACGCAGGGCCCCGAGCCCGACTTGACCGGCTTCACCGAGGGCACCACCAAACGTCGGGTCTTTCGACGACATCAGGGCCATACCGGCTTGCGCCAACGCCATCCACTTATCCTGCCCCGCGCGCTTCTCGCGAGCTTGCAGCATTTTGAGCAGCTCCTGCTCATAATCAAGGGGGCCGCCAGCGCCCTGTGCAGCGATGCCGCCACCAGGAGGAGCTTTCGGGGCGTCTGGAGCAAGAGGCGTTACCGCCGGGGCGTCTGGAGCAAGAGGCGTTACCGCCGGGGCGTCTGGAGCAAGGGGCGTCGCAGCTGCGTCGCCCGCGGCCCGCAGGGCGTCTAACTGATTCTGCTCCTCCATGGTGCGGCCGCCGAGACCGCCCAAAATGTAATCCAGCCAGTAAGGCGTGGCCCCCGGAGTTTCCCCGGGAGCGAGCGGCACATAGTCAGGATTGCGCACTATCCCCCCGGCAAATGGCGGGGGGTCCAGAGGAAGTTCTGCACGGCTACCCCGAGCTTCGGCGCCTGCCGCCAGCGCCCTCGCTTTGGCGAGGGCGGACGCTGCGTTTTGTTCTGCGCTGCGCACGCCCATGTCCATTATCGTGGGGTTTCCCGCACGGCCAAACTGCTCGAATGAAGACCCCTCCCGCAACGCCACGATGCCGCCGCCGGCCATACCCTGCACAGGAGGGGGCATAGCGCTCTGTTGGGGCATAGCACCTGTGTTCCCGGCCATGTCGGTCTGGGGAGCCATGGCCCCCGCCATCTCGCTTGCAAACTGTCCGGGCATACCTGCGGCGGCCACGGCGTCCTGCGCCACGGTGCTCTGCTCGCGCCCCTGCTCCATGGCAAAGGAGTCTTCCATCTTCTTGCGGCGCGTCAGCTCGCTCAACACCAGAAACTGCGGCATCTGCCCTGTGGGCATCTGCATCTCCTGAATGAGCTGTTGCTGCGACAGGTTCTTTAGTTTGTCCTGCAGTTCGAGAATGTTCATCACTGCATCCCTCTATATAGGCCGAGCGCCGAGATGCCCGCGCCGAGCGCCTGTTGCATCGGGTTATAGGGTTGAGCCGTGGTCTCGGTTCCCGCGGCGGCCACCGGAAGACCGCGCAGAATGCTCGAGTACATGCCGAGTTGTTCTGCGGGGAATTGTTGTTGACGTAGGAAGTCTTGGTATCCAACGTCGAGTCGGGCTTGATCTCGGGCCATTTCACCAAGACCCTGAGCTTCAAGAAGCTGCGCTGCTTGGATATCGCCCTGACGAGCCCGCTCACTGAGATTGGCAACTTCTCTCGCCATGTCGGCCGTAAAGCCCATGCTCTGCAGTTGGAACTCGCGCTGACGCATCGCCTCGTCGGCCGTCGCGCCCTGCACGCGTGCCTGCTCGCTAACGTCGAGGCCTTGCACGCGACCAAGCTCTTCGGCCCGACGCTGCTCGGTTGTCATACCGGCGGCGCGGTCGCGCTCGAACTGTTGCTGCGCTTGCTCAAACGCGCGTTGCGATCCCGTGGCTTGAATGTCGCCCAGCTGGCGGCCGAGTGCCTCCTCCGCTATACCCTGCTGAACAGCCTGCCTGCTGCCACCAAACGCACCTGCCTGCACAGCGGAGGCGTCACGGCCAGCTTGCATGCGCCCGAACTGCTCCATCGCGTCATCCTGTTGGCGACCCACCACAGTCTGCATGAACGGGTCCATGTACTGCATGGCCGTGCCGGTATCGAACTGCCGCGCGGGGTCGTACTGAAACTGATCGACTCCGGTTACACCAAATTGCCCCGGCTGCTGCTGGCCGAGCTGTCCCGCAAGCGCGCCTAAACCCCCCATTGTACCCTGCGCTTCAGCAAGTCCCGGCGCGGGCTGACCGGCAATTCCGCGAATCATGCCTTGAGCGGAGCTGAGGTCCCCGGACTCCCCCGTGACGCGCTGCCCGCCGTAAGGCGTGTAGGCCTCTTCGCTCAAAGCCTTCGTCTTGCCGATCATGTCCGTATAATACGGCTTTGCCCACGCGGGCACATCTTGTGTCACTGTCTGCGTTGTCGCCGAGGCCGAGCCCTTACCCATTGCTTAACTCCATTCGATATGCCACGTATTCAGGCTTCCAACCGCGCCGCTTAAGCACTCTGCCCCACGCAAGGCGGCCGTAGCCCTCTAGGTGCTGGCATCCGTTGGCCCGCGCGTGCTTTTCCATTTCGTCCAACGCGGCGTCTCGCCACGATAATAGCCCAGAACCCCCCAGCCAGTCCATCGCCATTGCGCGGCGCCCCGGGTATTCAAGCAAACGTGTCGTATAGAACGCGACCGGCACTTTGTCCGACACGACGACCCAGAGCACTAGGGCCCCCTCTGCGATCTCCGCACGAATGTCGTCGACCGTGAATTTGCCCTTTGAAGTCTCAACCGAGGGCTCCAGCATCCGCACCACCTCGGGCCATAGAACGCCTACGAACTCGGGGCGTATCGGCGATATGCGGACGTCCGCAGTCATGCCGGCATCATTCTTTTCTGCGGCACTGCGGGGGGCTGCTTCGCGCGACCGGTACGCTCAACGCGGACCTTATCCGCCATGTTGTCGAGAGCCTTTGCGCCCGCTCCGCTGGAGCCGTTACCCAGACCGCTGACCACGTCTGCTGGCACGATATACTCGCCGTCGCTCAAGAGCACGTCTTGTCCGCCTTCGATACTTGCCGGGATCATGTCGCTCATGCCGTCGCCCGGCCCCGCCAGCTCACCTTCGCTCTCGGCGGCGCTCTTCCCCATCTCGCCAGATTGCACGCGATCAACGAGGTCGCGAAGTGCGTCTTCACCGTATTGAGCGAGGAACGCGCCCAGTGCGATCTCCGGCCGAGGATGTTGGCCTTGGACCGCTGCGATCGCAGCCGAGATGACTTCCCGCTCGTTTGGCTTAGGTGCCGGAGCGTCCATGGGAGTCGCGCCGATGTTGGCGATTCCACCCTCTTGCATCCGCACCGGACCGTATCCGGGAACCATGTGTTGCACCGCGCCACCCGCGGCCATCCCCATCGGGGGTGCCATGCCTTGTCGGTCTGCAGCGTATTGTGCTGCGTAGGGGTTCTGCATCGGTGCCCCCACCATACCGCCGGCAGCCATGCGTTGGGGTGCGTACTGGGCCATATAATCTGTAGTATACGGCGTGCTGATACCGTAATCGAACTCCCCCGAGGTTCCCGGAACGTAGTCGGCGCCGGGCATGTTTGCTTGACGCTGCATCGGTCGCATCTGCGAGATGTCTGGCCCTTGCTCTGTCGGAGTCTTCGGATTTGACCCCATAAGTCCTGCGCCCATAGCTCCACCAAACATGGAACCAATGCCTTGGGCCGAAGACCCGAAGTCCATACCTGCACGGGCGATGTCGCCAGCGCGACCTCCAAACAAGCCGCCAATGCCGGACTGAGACGCACCCGCCGCCGCTGGAGCCGCCGTTCCGGGGGGTGGAACTACACCCTCGGGCGGAGGCGCAGTCCCACCCAGCATACCTCCCAGAAGCTTGCCTCCGGCAAAAGAACCGAGGCCCGCCCCCAGACCTTTCTTGATGTCGCCCGTTTCAATGGCAGTGCCCAGCCCTGAACCAATGGCACCGGCGACGAGGGGGGACGCGAGGAAGGACCCCGCGGCGCCAAGAACACCCGCCTTGGCAAGGCCGCTGCCGAGAAAACTCAAAAGAAGGGGCAATACCATGGTCGTCTCCAGTTCTTGTGCGGTAGTAATACCAAATCCCGCTAGGAAAGGCTATAGTCGAAGCTACACCACGGCTCTAAGCGCTCCTGCCCCCGTGCGGTATATGTCGCCCACGGTCAACCCCCCTGCAATCGCGCCGGTGTCGTCGGCAAAGACTGGCAGGGCTGTAAGCTTGAGCGTTGTAGCCTGTAGCGCCCCGGGGTTATTTGTCTGCTGTGCGAACACAGCGAAGTTTCGGATCATCTGCGAAAAATAGGCTTGGTCATACTCCCGAGGCGGGCTGGGGAAGAACGGGACGGGTGCATTACGGCTCATGACCTACCTCCGCCCATCAGTCCGCACATCCGCCCTTGGCGAACCCAGACGCCACGCGGTGCCTACCTTGTTAGACTCGATGCGGAGCGCCATGGCCCGTCCGCGCAACCGCACAAAGGTCTGCTGTGTGAACCTCTCCACGGGCACCGAGGCGCTACGCTCTACAGGGCTCGGTTGATCTCCGAAGCTCGCGCCGCCCGGGAAGTTCTGCGCCGTCAGGGTTATGGTCGCCAGCGGGTCGTCCACACTGCTGCGGAACGTCAGGTCCGGTATCAGGCGGCTAACGAACATAAACTGATCGCCCTCTCCGAGGTCGGCGGCCGAGGACTGGATGTATGCGTTTAAGGGCGACGCGGGGTTTGTTGAACCGTCGTCGATACCAGACTCATGGGCGTACAAGAACCCATCAAGCCCCGCTGCGATCGGCGTCAGCGAGGTGCCGCGGTCAATCCACGCGGTGCGGGGCATAGTTCCGTAATACCACGCCTCTTGAGCGTAATTGTAGACAGCATAGCGGGTGCAGTCGCCAGAGACCGTGCAGGGGTAGAGCCACCAGATTTCCGAAAATGCCGAGTTGTGCGCTGCAAACACGCCGTCGCGGCGCTCCTTGTTGAATGTCTGGTCGAAGACGTATTCCTTGATTGAACAGGGTATCTCGCGCACGACGCCGTCGTACACATAGAACTCTCCGAGGCCCATCCAATAGACCTTGTCGTTCGCGGAGATCGCGCAGTTGGGTCCCGCTACGGAAAGGCCCGATGCCACCTCACGAATACCGAAGGTGAACGGGGGTCCGATAAACTGCACGGTGTGCGCAGAAGAGTCCGTCAGCACCACCAGCTGCTGCGACGTAGGCTGAACAGCGACAATCTGGTTGCCCGAGCTGATGCGAAGATCTCCGGCCGTGTTCGTGGGCGATGGGTTCCAGTCGAGGATGCTCTCTTGCGACGAGAAGCGGATCAACAAAGGGTCAATATCGCCGCCGAACAATGGCGTGCAGCCAAAGGCGAGCACGTGCCTATCCTGCTCGGAAAGCTCCACAATGTTGGCTGCCACCGGCACTTCGTCGGCACCGACAAGTGTTGAGATGTCGACGGCTCGGTTGCCGCTAAGGCCGGAAGAAAAGTCCCAGTAGTACAGCCCACCGCCTCGTGGATTTATAATCAGATCTTCGCCAAACGTCGTGTGGCTCCAGAGACGAAGACCCTCTCCGGGAATAGACGTGTCCGCTGCCGCACCCCATCCACCCTCGCCCCACGCTCCCGCGCCCCAACCGTCACCACGAAACGACGTCGCGAGACCCACGTTGATCTGGTAGGCTCCGACCGTGCTTGCGCCGCCGCCGCCGCTGTCAGAGGCGTTTGCCGTCACATTCAGCGTGATCTCGTAGCTGTCGGCGTCGATGACGTCGGTGATCTGGTGCTCGGTGTTAAGAACGTCGGCTGTGACGTTACCGCCAAGCGACACTGCACCCGAGTAGGTCACGAAGTCGTTGAGACGTGCGCCGTGCGCGGTGTCAGAGACAACAAGGACGTCAGATCCGTTAGTGGCCGCAAATGTCACGTCGCCGGCGCCCGTCGTCAGACGAATCGGCGTAATGTCGAATTGCGCGCCACCACGGTTTACGTAGTATTTCAGGTTTGTGCCAATACCAAGCAGGTTTGACCCGGTCAGCGTTGTCCAGTTGATCAGAGCTCGGCACACGCCGAGAAACGGCGTCGTCGAAGACTTCGCCCAGCCGCCGATGGTCTCGGGAAACCCTGCACGGAACCTGATCTTGTCGCCGTCAACCCAGCCGCCCTCGTTGGTGTACGAGGTGACTTCGCGGTTGACCCCGGGTCTGAACTGGAGCTTTGTAAGCACGGTCGTCCCTCATTTGCACGTAGCGGCGATCTCAGTATGCACCACATTGGCCTGTAAAAGCCAGCGGTCGTTCTCTTAGGGCTGTCGACTTTTCAGCTTTAAGCGCATCACTTACCGCCACCCTGCCCCCGCTTCAATAGTTACCAGCGCGGGAACACATGCCGCCCGCGCTTTCTCCATGCTGTCGCCTGCCAAGCCCTTCGCACATTCCGCAAGCAATGGCCGCGCCCGGTCAAGGACGGCGGTTTCGCTGACCGAAGTCACGCAGCCACTTAGTCCTAGCGTCGTCATCAGCATCGCGCAAATTGTCCGCTTCATTCATTCGCTCCTGTGCGGCCTCATTGGCCTTGGCATCCTTCAGCTTGGCGTCAGTTTGGGCCGACTTCCTGCCACCAAACCAAATAGCCGCTAGTGCAGCGATGGCACCGCCCGCCGTGATGATATAAGGTAGCGCCCATGCGATGAATGAGGCAGTCATGCCCTGCCCTGCCAAGCGCGCCACTTCGCCGCCAGCCATCCGGTATCAGCGACAAGATACATCAGCAGACCAGCCACGCCGAGAATGGCGTCTTCATTCGCGGTCAGCCCGGCAATGCTTTCCGGCACCCCCACAGTCATCAGCCACACGCCCAGCCAGCGCAGAACCTGACGCACGATCTCTAAAAACAAAGGGTTGAACATTACGTATCCTTTCGGTTGAACATACTCGCCAGCGCGCCAAATAGCGCCGCCAGCCATCCTTGCTGTGGTTTAGTGAGTGGCTTTGGATCATTCGGTGGCACGTCAGGGCGCACGGGAGGCTCACTGCCCCACCCAGCCAACTCCATCGCCGACGCAAACATCATATGCGACTTAGCGATCTCTGCATCCGACCCGTCTTTCCCGTTCACAATGCGCCGGGGGTTGGTCGTTGGCGGGTTGCCAAGATCGCGGGGGAATGTGTAATCGGCCAACTTGCGCCCGGTAAATTTACCCTCGCGCATACCCTCGACTGCAACTCTGGCGGATACGTCCATCCGCAGTAAATCATCGCGGTTGGTGATACCGAACTTCGCGCGGTTTTTCGCGTGGGTCAGTTGGATTTGCCCGCGCCCAAACTCGCCCCCGCGCCAGTATGGAGTTTTGACCCAAGACAGTTTTCCCGCCGCGAAAGCACGGTCGAGCCTGCGGATCACTTCGGCGTCAGATGGGTTCTTGTTCTTGTGGTGCGGCATGACCGTTTCTTTGATCGGTGCCATCCATCCGCCTGTCTCGCGACGAACCTGCGCCATCACATGTGCCATATGGTGCATTGGCAACCATCGGCCCGCGTCCAGCAATGCCTCAATCCCGGCCACGGTTTCGGGTGTCATCGGCCCCATGGCCGGGCGTATCGCAGTAAAAAAGACTGTTCTATTCATTGGAACCACCCCACGATTACCTCTTTGAAGAAAACCAGCCCGGCCCACGCGATACCGCCAAGGACGCCCATCAGGATAAGCCCGCCCGTCACCCTGCTGCGAACCGACGTGACCAGATCAGTCACCGGCTCTATTTTGTCCAGTCGCCGTTTCACGTCTGTTTGACTGTGCCGAATGTCGGTTAGGTCTGCGGAAACAGCAGACCGCGAAAGTTCGGCCTTGTCACGGTCTGCTGCCATCGACTGGACAGCGTTGTCTAATTGATGCTCCATTCGCTGCACAATGGCGGTCAGGGCGGCGACTTGGTTTGCTACTGTTCCGCTCATGCCGTAACCTGCGCCGCTGCAATGAATAGATCGTCCATCTGTTCGTCGGTGTATCCTAGCAGATAGCCTATGAACGTGATGGTCTGACTGGTTCGATGCCAATCCTGCGCATTGTCAATGATTGCCCGCTCAACCCAAGGCGTCAATGGTTGACCGTCCTTATCCACCGCATCCCGATAGGCCAGCACCTTGCCCCATTCGGTTTCACCAAGGGTTAGGATGCCCTGCAATGGGGAGATAACCATGGAGGCGCGGGCTTGGGCGAGTAGGACGGCGGGATCCGGTGTGGGCTGCTTTGAAAACATCTTGCCATCAAATACGTCACCAGCTTCAACCGACAATCCAGTGATATCGACCACAGCCAGCCCGTCGTGCCACTCTGGCATGTCGTCAATGGTGAAAATTTGATGCGCATTTCCGCTTTGGACAATCGCATAGGTTTTTCCAATTTCCGCTTTCATTAGTAGAACTCCTCCACAATAACGATTCCAGACGCCCCACTGCCACCACTGCCGCTGCTTACACCAGTGCCACTTCCTGCGCCACCACCGCCATAAGATAACCCCGCACTGCCAGCCCCGAACAATGCGGCAGCGTTTAGCCCCAGCATACTCGCGCCGCCTAGGCCCCCGGCGATTGCATAACCGCCGCCACCGCCGCCGCCGCGAATGTTTACAGTGCCCCCCGATCCGGTGCCCCCTGCCCCCCCCTCTCCGGATGAGTCAGCTATAGTCGGCCCGCCCGCGCCGCCAGTTGCCGAACATATTGCGCCGTAACTCGTAGTCCCGCCTGCCGTCCCTGCGACTGGATTAGTGCCTCCCGCGCTACCCGCCCCGCCTGCGCCGATGGTGATAGTCTGCGAGGCCGTAGACGCTGCGAACAACTCTGCGTAACCACCGCCACCACCGCCACCACCCGGGAATCCGGGGGCTGTGGTATCCTTTCCGCGCCCGCCGCCTCCACCGCCGACAAGCCTAACCCGAACCCGAGTGCATCCAGTCGGGCGCGTCCAAGTGCCGCTGGAAGTGAACACCTGCACGGTCCTGGCCTGTGCAGCACGCACAAATGCAGTCGTTGCAATCCGCGTTGAGTTGTTTCCTGCGGTTTGCGTGGGGGCTGTTGGGGTGCCAGTGAGCGCAGGGCTGGCGAGGTTTGCCTTGAGGTTATTCGCAGTCGTCGCAAACGCCGTGGTTGCAAGCTGCGTGGTATTAGTTGCCGCCGCCGCCGTGGGGGCAGCCGGAACGCCCGTAAACGTGGGGCTGGCAATGTTGGCTTTGAGGTTATTGGCAGTCGTCGCAAACGCCGTGGTTGCAAGCTGCGTGGTGTTTGTTGCCGCCGCCGCTGTTGGTGCAGCCGGAACGCCTGTAAACGTGGGGCTGGCAGTGTTGGCTTTAGCGTTCAACTGCGTTTGGATAGCTGAGGTAACGTTGTCCACGAAGTTCAACTCAGTAATTGTGGCCGTCAAACCTGTAAGGGTCGTCGCTGTCGTCGCTGTCGTCGCTGTCGATGCGTTACCCGTCAGAGCCGCAGTGACAGTGCCTGCGGTAAAATTCCCACTCCCGTCCCGCTGCACGATGGCGCCGGCCGTGTTTGCGCTCGTCGCCGAGTTCATCAAAGCCGTGACGTCAACGACGGCCGACGCGGCGCCCACACCAGTGCAGGCGATCACGGCGCTGCGCCCCGCGAGAACGGTGACGTTGCCGCCCGAACCTTGTGTGAAGATCACACTCCGGTTTGTGGCGTTGCGCATGAAGTATGTCTTTGCCGCCGTGGCAGGCGCGATTGTCACTGTCGCCGTGCCACCCGGAGTGCCGGTGAACGTGATTGCTGCGTACTGCCCGTTCGACAGAATGCCGTCCGAGGTGGTGAGTGTCAGGGTTGTGCCGACAAGTGCAATACTTGCGACGCCATTGGCAGCCCGATCAACGATATCGAAGTTGTCATTCGTGGTCTGGCCCCACAGGCTGGTCTGTTCGCCGTCGGCGATCAGCTCGATGCCGGTGTTTGGGGTAAACGTGCTGGGCATTGCTCAAGTCCTTACGCTGCGACCGGGGTCCAGATGCTACCCGGGTTGGGCTCAACATCACTCCAGACAGATATAGCAGATGGATCGGCATCAGTCCACACGCTGCCGGGGTCGGGGATGACCCTGCCCCAAACGATAACTTGACCTGTGCGACCGGTTGCAGAAACGCCCGTGACAAGGGCGACGACGTCGGCAAAAGCAAATACTGTGCCCCCCTGCCCTGTGGCCGCCACGCCGGTGACATCGACGATAGTCACACCAAAGGCAGCGGCCTGCCCGACTCCGCCCGTTGCGGCGACGCCTAAAACAACGGCCGTGGCGCCTGCGTCGACACTGGACGACCCAAGAGCGCCCGTGGCGGAAACGCCTACGACAGAAACGACGGCTGTTCCGCTGACGGAAACAGTGCCTACGGCACTCACAGCTTCGGCGCCTATGACAGAAACGACGGCTGTTCCGCTGACGGAAACAGTGCCTACGGCGCCTGTGGCCGCCACGCCCGCAACGAGCGCGGTAACAGAAATACCCGCAACGACCTGACCGACGCCCCCCGCAGAGGAAACGCCCGATACCGTGGCCGTAACACTAGCGTCAACGCTGACAGCCCCGACCTGTCCAGACGCAGAAACACCCAACACCTCTACAGGTATCGGGTCATTCCAAGCACCTTCGGACCAAGAACCTCGGCCCCAGCCTGAGACGAGGGTCATCGCGGCCCCTCCTTAGGCTATCCGAAGAACGGCGTTTGCTGCATCCGCCGTCGGGAACTGGATTGTAAACGTGCCCGTCGTGGATGTCTTGTCGGCGCCGAAATCCAACACCAGAGCCACCGGGTTCGTATACGTGTGCGTCGGCGTGCTGTTATAGATCAACGCACCACGGGCCGTGATGGTCGCAGTGGTGAACGACAGATCGGCGAAGTCAGTGAACGCCGTCGTGCCCGATGTGGTCGGGTTGATACGCGTCAGACTCCCGCCGCCCGCAGTGTAGCTACCGGAGGCGCCAACTTCGTTGGTTGCCGTGTACGCCGTGGTGGCCGCGGTGAACGACGCGGTGTCCGTGTACATCGCCAACTTAAACGTGTCGCCACCGGTGAGGCGGAAGTCGTGCACGGCTTCAAGCAGTTGCTGCTTGAAGCTTGTAGCCATGAAATTGCCCGAAAACGCCATGTCAGAGGCCCTTTATCTGTTGTGCGAGCTGCCCGTAGCCCGCGTTGTTGAGTTTCTCCGCAACCGTTTTGCGGTCCTCGGCTATGCCCACCTTAACATAGTGTGTCACGACGGCCAACATCTGCTCGCGGTACGCCCGCGCCTGCTGCGCCAGCTCCGGAGGCGCACTATCAGCTACCTGAATCAGCCGATTGACGCACAATTCGGCCACCTGCTCGGGGCTGTGGCCACCGTTGCTGGAGGTTACGACGAAGGGAGAACCTACGCTGCTATCCGCTTTGAACACTATTTACCCACCCGCATCTGGCCATCGCGGTAATCATCGCGCTTTGATCGCACGTCAATGCCAAGAAGCTGGCCAAGCGCCGCGTCATACTGCTGCCTGTACTGCCCCATAAGATCGGCATCCCCTTTGAGATATGTGTACGCCTCGATCAGCGAACCATACAGCAGTACCGTTTCTGCGTTCTCGCCAAGCCACGACGTGCCCGCATCCACGATCGACGGCGGGTCGTAGTAATACTGCAGCTCTACGGTGTATGTGGCGTCCGGCGCCGGGGCGACGATGAAGTTTCCCTGACTGGTGGGCGTCTCGCCATCAAACTGCGCGTAGAACTTGGGCAGCCCTGTCGTCGTGGGCGACGGGTAGGCCTCGCGAATGAAGCTCGGGTCCTTGTCGTACAAATAGGTGTACGCCCCGGTGCCGTCAATGACGGCAAACGAGAACACCGACAGGAAGTCGTCCGGCCGTGCCACATAAGGATTGCCCGCTACAAGGGGCGCCGTGGCCCCCTTGCGGAGCTCGGGAAGCATGACCGTGCGATACACCCGCTGCTCGGCCTGCCGGACAAAACGCGGGATTGTGGCGACGAACGACGTTTCAGTCGTTTCGCAATAGTCCTGCAAAAGTTGAACGAGCTCCGCGTAGGTCATGGATCACATCGCCTTATACTTGCCGCCGCGCTTGGCCGCGCCCATGCCACGACACATGCCGCCTTTGGCCATCTTGCCGGGCTGTCGTGGGGGCTGTGCGTTTTTATTCCCGCGCGCCACGGTTGCAGTCATTTCGGCCTCAAAAGCGGCGTCTTCCGCCGCCTTGCTACGGGGCTTCGGACGCGGGGATGTGGCACCCTTGGCAAGGCGTGGGTTGGCCTTTGGGCGTGGCGATTTATCCATGTCAGTCTCCTATGACGACGGTGACGGCGCCAACGGCACCGGTGAGATGTATTTCAGGGTGCCCAACAGGGCGCCAACCAAACAGACCGACAGACTCGAGTCTGTTTGTATCCGGCCTTGGCTCGCGGAGCGATTGGGGATCAACGATGCGCAGGCGGCCCAAGAAGTTCTGGGGTTGATCGGCGTCGGCAACGTCCTTGCCGACGCGAAAACCAGTACGCGTCCCGTTCTTGGTCTCATAGACCAGATCGGTCAGCTTGTAGACAAACCCGGTGCGATCGCAAATCCCGAGCGCTTTACTTCCACGTGCATAGGTGGGCATCAGAAACCCCCCGGATAGAACGGCGCGAAGAACGTCGACGACTTGTCGCGATCCTCGTCAGCGGCACGCTGAAACTGCTCCTCATAGAGCTGCTTGAGTATCAAAGCCCGGCTGGCGGCCTCGGGCTTCTTTGACGCTATTTCAAAGGCCAATCCTGCCACCAACGCGGGTATGAACCTGCTTGGTATTGCTGCACTGCCGCCAACACCAGACGCAAGACCGTCGATGCCCCGCAAACGGTAGAAAAACAGCTCGTAGGTTTGTGCCGCGTCTGGCACCGGCCAGAGCGTCACGTTTGTCGTGAGCCCCCGGTCGATGTAGATCTGCGTCGGCCGGCCGGTGAGCGCCTTGTTGGTCTGCGCTGCATATGTCGAGACGCTGATGCGCTCCAATGCCGTGTCCGTCTGACTTGCACCGGTCCCCGTGCGTAGCTGGTGCTCGATGATGTCGATCGTGTCAGCCGGAGCCGCGTAGACCGCCTGCCCCGCGACGAGCGGGATGGTGCCAGACGCCACCGTGAAGAGGTTAAGCCCTCGGTTCTGCCACTCAAGCGTGAGTAGGTTGAGGCTCCGCCGCGCTGTGCGCAGGTCGTAGCCAGACTGCATCTCGACGCCTGCGCGCTCGTAGGCCTCTTCGAAGAGTTCCGCAATGTCCGGTACGACAACACTCATGGCTTACACCATCTTGCCCTTCGTGTGGCCCTTCATGCAGGCGCCGTCTCCGCGATTAACCTTGCCGCCAGCTTTCATGCCGCGGATCAGGCTGAAGGCGCCGTCCGTCAGGGTCGGCGCTCCGCCCACGCCGCCCACGCCGGCCACGCCGCTAGATCCTCGAGTTTTCGCCTTTGCGAAGCCGTTTCCCTGCCCGCCGTTTCGCCCACGACCATCGCCGGGACCGGTTCCGGGGCCGTCAAAGCCGTTGCTTCGGCCAGACCCTACAGCTTTCTTATCGGACTTCTTCATGCTCTACTCCTCGCGGTTTTCTTGGCGATCTTCTTCGGTTGTGCCACAAATTGCTTGCCTTTGCGAGTGCCTTCTCGCTTCGCCTTGGTGGTGGCACTATACTCCGCGGAAGACAAAGATTCACGCGCTTTCTTCGGCAGGTATCTCTCGCCTGTGGCCTTGGGCCCCTGCGTCGAGGGTTTGCCGCTCTTGGTCCCCCAATCCTCTTTGCCCCAACGCTTCAGGCTTTTTTGCGGCTTCTTCACAGCACTACTTTTTCTTGACCGCGCCGCCGCGCTTCGTGGCTTTTTTGACACCGCCGCCTTTTTTCATAGGCATCGGCATCGACATCGGCCTCATGTTATTCATGCCGCCGGCGCGCGGCGGCATCCCCTTCGTGGGCCCCGGCATCGGCGGGGTCATGCCGCCGGCGCGCCCCGGCATGCCGCCGGGCGCCGGCGGCATCGGCATCGGCCTCATGTTATTCCTGCCGCCGGCGCCCGGCGGCATCCCCTTCGTGGGCCCCGGCATCGGCGGGGT